TGTGTGGATCATCGATAATAAGTAAGTCCGCCCCTCGTCCTGTGATAGAACCGCCAACACCCGCTGCAAAGTATTCCCCACCTTGATTGGTCTCCCAACGTCCTTTTGCCTTACTATCTTCTCGTAGTCTAACATCTCCAAAGATCTGTTTATACTCTGGACTGTCAATTAAATTTCTTACCTTCGCACCGAACCTTCCAGAAAGTTCTGCGTTGTGTGATACTTGCATAATTTTCATTTTAGGAAACTTCCCTATCATCCATGCTGGGAAATAGATTGATGCAAATTCTGATTTAGTATGTCTAGGAGGCATATTCACTATGAGCCTTCCTTTTTTATTTTTAGATATTTTTGTAAACTCGTGTGCAATATGTTGGTGATGTCCCCACTTATCTGGATCTTTATCTGTACGGCAAATGAAATCTGGCCAAACATTCTTTACAAAATATAAGAAGTTGTCTTGGCATAATTTTATATGTTTAAGCCACACTTTTTCGAGCCTCTCTCGTAGCTGATCAGTGGTCAATAATTCTGTATTTGTCATCTAGATTCACTATACCTTCGGGTCCCCTTAAAATAAACCCCTAAACGTTGGAAGGCTTTGTACATCTATTCGTGGTACAATGTTAAGGTAAAGTAAGTTACATATCGTAAATTTAATCTGCAAAAAATTAAAAAATAAATTTTTTATTTTTGGATTTGGTTTGGTACCTCTTTTAAATCCTGGCGCAGCATTGCGCCAGGACCCAGGGAAACTAATTTATATATTTTTTAAGATGATCCAGACAATCTTTTTTATTTAAGATTGTTTTTAAAGTTGGCTGCATCAAGCTGCATTTGTTATCATGTCCGAAACCTGTCACAGCGTGCACTATTTCATGAAATACAATATTTCTTAGCGCATCTTCTCCCATGTCCACGGCTTCTTTTGTGATCCAGATTTTAAGATCTTTAAGAGCTGCTACGCCTAGCGTTCTATGGTTTCGAGCTTCTCCGATTCTTACGTTTATTCTAGGTAAATTTTTAATCTCGCTTTTTACCTCGTAAATTAAATTAATAACTTGACGTCTTAGTTTATAAACTGAGCTGTCCATTTTAAAGTTTTTTATTTGTTTTGTTTTCATTTTTTTCCCTTTTGTTAATGTCCCATCTTATCCCATCTAGATAATAATGTAAATGGTCAAGATTGTCGCACCACGGCACAACTTCAGGTTGTGCCGTGATTTTTTATTTATGCTCTTTTTTTCTCCTCTTCTATTAACTTGTCTATTTCATCGAAGGCGTAAATCTCTATATCGTTCAAAGTCATCTCCACGCCTACTGATCTAGTTGTAACAAAATTGCCTCGCTCGATCTCTAATTGCCAAAGACCCTCGACCCCTCGAAGGGGTCGAAGGTTTATCGAGTAACCTTTAAAAGTTAAACTTGCCATTATTTCACAACCTTTGTTTTTAATTCAACGGCCTCACCATCTAATAAATATGACTCGTATAATGTAGGGTGATCTTCTTTGAACTTTGTAACATCAAATCGTTTTGTATTCTTTTTTGCGATTTCCATGTAAAAAGCTTTTGATTTATATTTTGAAATTATTGAACCTCCAACACGTTCAACAATCTCGATTGCTTCACCTTTAACACTAGTCCAAAGTTTATTATAATTTTTTCTAGTGTCGTTAACTTCACAAGCTTGAAACAATTTTACATTTTCAACTGGTGAAATATTTGATGCCTTTTTTATTTTAGTTTGTGTCATAATAATTAACTCCTTTTTGTTAGTTTGTTTTTATTTTTAACACGTCCCATTAAATTATATTATTTTAAGATATTGTAAAGAAAATAATTTATTTTTTTTAATACAACGCCAGGTTGTCCTGGCGTTGCAAATTAGAATCGTTCTAAAAGATTATTGCAAGTATTATTAAAAAACCTATTACGCCCGGATAGAATATTATTATCCGCATTAAAAAGGCTATGAGTCGATCCATCACGATGCAATTTTAATAAAACTATTTTTTGTAACTTTTTTGCCCAACCCTTTGGCCACGAGTCCAACAATAACGCCTCTAGGATCTTTAAATCTTAGATCATGTTTATCACCGTCAATCACTTTACGACTCATCCAGCTTTTTGGCAGCTTGTCCTTAAATACAACAGCCACGTTTGCGCCTTTAGCTATTGCTGCCAGCTGGTCCTGCTGGTTGGTCCCTGAGTCGCTAAAGGTTACATGATAATTTTTTTTGCCGTGATCCAGATAATTTAAAACTTTTGAATAGTCATAAAATTGTACATCTGGATGCAGATCCATGAGGCTGCCGCCTCCATCAACTTTATATTTAAACCAGGGCAGGTCGCTGGTCCCGTTTAAACGTACAGCAAATTTGAACCCTTGACTCGCTGCTCTTTTTTTGAGCTGCTCAATCTCTTTTGATAGCTCCCACAAAAAGCCGTTTTTATTGGTCCAGAAATAATTAGTTTTATTTATTCGAGCCCTTTGAACGCTGCCCATTTGTCCACGGCCTGAAGTATTTAAACAGGGCGCAATGCAGCCCCCTGGTCCCTTAGTCGCTTTAGGACAAACATTTTTACCGCTTAGATCATATGGCGCAAAATGTAGAATTGCGGTTTTATATCCAAACGCCTCGCCTTTGGCCATCTTAGTTTGAGAATAATAATTTAATAACATTTTTTTTGCTCCTTTGTTAGTTTGAATCTTATTAGCACGGGACAGCCTCAGCTGTCAAATCTTTTTATTTTTTTTTATGCTGCCACGACTCCAGGCCAACCGGGACCAATAGCTCAAAGACTCGAAGAGCTGCCACGACTTCAGGACCAATTGAAAAAAAAATATTTTTTAAAAAATGTTAATGTAAAGAATTCCAAAAAAAGCCATATGTATAGTCATGCGTACGTGCGAAATGTTAATGTATGTAATTTAAAAAAAAGCCATATGTTAATTTAACTAATGAAAAAATTTTCCATATAGATAGTCATCTCTTCAATGTTAATGAATCAAAAAACTGACTATCCCATAGGGATAGTCAGTTGGTCATGCGTGGGTCATGGTTCATGCGTCTCGAATTTTTAAAAAAATTTCATTTAGATTATCGCATGCGTAGGCAAGAACCAAGTTTCTCGGTTCACGAACCAACCAAAGTTCAAAACGTTTGAGGCTTCTCTGCGAGAGGCACTCTCGCAAGATAAAAGAAGTGCCCTTATTTTGATAATGATCTAAATGCCAATTAATTTGGTACTTTGAAAGACCTAAATTCTTGACATCATTCGACTTGAGTTCAATCCAAATACTTTTACCATTTATCAACCAATAAACGTCTGCAATTCCATTAATTGTATTACTTTCTATGCGAAAAATTTGACCTTTTAACTTTAATTTTTTTATGCGTTGCCAAAGTAAACTCTCTGATTTTTTCATTATGTTATTAGGTCAATAACATAAAAAAAGCCCTAACTCCACTCTCGCATTGTTAGGGCTTTAACTAGTCAATATTAAGAATAATATTTCTTTAAATATTTATCAAGTGCTTGTTCAATTTTCTCTGTAAATGCGTATTTCTTCCATTCTTTTACAGATACAAAAAAACATTCTCTGCAATTGGAAAAATCTTTGACAAAATCTGCAAAGGTTCCATTATACAAAGGGTTAATTTTTTTTGCTCTTACAAATATTTCTTTTAAAGTCATATAATTGGAATTATAGGTAATTCATCTATATTAGTATGAATTGCCCCACCATCGTTCCCTTCATCGTCACTTGTAGGTGTCAACCATATACCATTATCTAATTTAATTTGAATAGGTCTTGAAGACCAATCTTGTTCATCTGCAAGATCTTCTGAACAATACTCAACTTTGACAATTTTTCTTCCCAATAAATGCTTATCTATTCTTTTTTGCCAATGACAAGTAAGTTCACTTTCATTCATTTGATCAAGTCGTTTTTTCTGTTCTGCCATAACTACCTATCTCTGTTAATTGCAAAGTTTGGAACAATACGATTAATAAAACTTAACAAATGCCATACTGCAATATCATATGGCTTTCCATTAGTTTTACAGAAATCAAAAGACAGATCTTGTCCTTCATACATTTGATCACTTCTTGTTCTTGCAAATTTATTCAAATAGAAGTCTTCATGACTATTTGTACCTTTACCATTAAATTTAATTATATCTTCAGTGCTTTCATCAACTATTAAATGTCCAATAGTTTGTTTTATATAATCAAACTCATCTTTGATTTGTTTCCACTCCAACTCAGTGAAGTC